ATCACCTACCCTTTCTCTCTCGTTATCACATCAAACAACACAGCCAAGCAATACATCAACAAGACGAACATCAGACTCGTCAAGCCTATGGCTATGAACCAACCGCCCACTTCCATTAAGAACTCGCCCATGCTTACCTCACTTTCTTTGTCAATGGGTTTGTGCTACTTGTTGGAGAGAATTCTCTCCGTTTCATGTAACTTCTTTGCCTTCTCATACCTAGAACACGCATGGCAACGACTAACGCCCTGCTTACCACACCTAAAACAAGACTTATACATATCAACTCCCTATTTTCTGTATCTGAGCAGTTAACGCTGTTTGTAAATCTTCTGCGTTAGCAAGCATGCGGTCGTAGAACAGAGCATGGTCGCCTGTGTTACTAACAGACTCAACATCATCAAGTATCTGATGGGATACCTCAGTCAGTCGCTTTAACAAAATGCATACTTCTTCTATCTGCATCATCACATTGCCCCCAAAAGAACACGCAACATCTGTGCAATAAAGAAAAACAACGCAAGGGCAAGAATCACCCATATAAATTTATCATCATCCATCCAGTTCATACCGCACCTACCTTTCTTCGTTTGATTAACTCGTTGATTTGTATACACACTTCTACTACTTCGCCTGCTTTGACTCGGTCTATCAGGTCTTGTCTTATTCGTTTCGCCTCTGCGTAGTTGTACCTATGTTGATCTAGCATGGCGTGTTGTGCTGGTGTTGCCTGTTCGGGCATATGGTTTTGGTATGAGTAGTAGCGTGAGGCATAGCGTGTGACTTGCTTTTGGAGGTTGGCTTTTAACTCGTCGACCCAGCCCAATCTTTTCTTTTGCCAGTACTCTTTCATGACTCGTGCTCTTGCTTTTGGGATAGCCTTTCGCTTTTCTTGTATCAGGGCTTCGCCTATGACGGGGTTCATGTCGCCTGTTGTAATTTTGTTGCGTAGCTCTTTGATGGATAGCGGTGTGCGTCTTTTTTTGATTCTTCTACAGGTGTTGCACAACGAACTGTACAATGTGTGCCTTGTCTTGAGGTTCGGTTTCTTGAGTAATGCTTTGCTTTGTGCAAGTGTTAGCACTCGGTGGAATTCCTTTTTGGGTTTGGTTTCGTTGCATGATGCACAAAGTTTTAAGGACAATTTGTCCTCAATAAGTGATGACCGAAGATGCGAAGGCATAAGAGTTCTCCTAAAAATCTGACAATAGTCTACCATTTAAGTACAGGTGGACACATAAGTGGACGCCATAAGAAGTATACAGAATATGGCTTGATAAGGGTAGTGACCAAAGTGTATACGAGCTACAGAGTTTTTTTAACCTAACTAATTCTTTCAACAAGAATACTTTGTCCACTTTTTTCTCTCTTATTATTATGTATTCTATTCTCTTTTATATATATATAGGTATGTTGCCAAGTTGACGCAATCATATTCTATATACCTTTGGGAGCGTCCACTATATGTCCACTTGTAGTAAAGAGGTAGACTATTGTCAACTTGGGGTAAAAAGAGGGGTTCTCCACAACACATTGCAGAGAACCCATTAGCATCATTCAATCCGCCCACTTAGAACGAGCTAGTGCGACTGATGTAACAATGAACCAGCCATCTCGAAAGCCATCATTAGCACCTAGCTTCTTGAGTGCGTTGAGTGCCGTCTTGTAGTGGTCGTGGCATTTCATCATGCCGTTAGTATCTCGTTGGAATGAACAGATAAGCCCGTCCTCTTTGTAGATAACATGGTAGCCCGTTGGGTTGTTTTTACTTTTCATGGTGTTACTCCTTATGTTGTTTGTAAATGGTAAGACTGAACTGATTGAACGCTGACTGCATGGATACTTCTACCTCTACTTCTTTGGGTTTTGAGGACGGCTTGTCCTCAACTTGTTGCTTAGCCTGAGCCTTGAGTAATACGCATTGTTGCTTGGTTAGCATGGTGATTCTCCTGTGTAGTGCTTCTGTAATACGGCATCAACTTTATCCTCTGATGTCCTGAGGTACTTCGCAATGAAGGCAGGGCTTTTGCCCTTGTGATACAACATACAAACTATTAAGGTAAAGAAGTTAGTCATACTTGCTCTGCCTCTCTGTCTAGGTGGTGTTCCATTTCGGTAATGGCATTGCGGATCTCTGCTTCGGTAAACCCGTGCTTCTTAGCGAGTTTCTGCATACTGAATGGGTCGTTGTATATCTCAAGGAAGTCTAGGTAAATCTGTTGCGTTAAGTTGTTCATTGCTGACATGATTAACTCCTGTGTTGTGATACTTGTTGGTGAGAAGGGGCGAGGTTTGACAGATAACTAAACAGCCTTGAAGCCTCGCCCGCTTGATTACTTCTTACGACTAACACGACTGAAGAACTTGTCTTGCTGAGCCTTACTCAATGACTCAACCAACTCAAGAGCTTGCTCAACAGGATCAACCTTGGCACGAACCTTGGGCGTAGAACCTTTCTTCTTGGTAGGCGTGACCTTGAAGTTGTTACGCATAAAAGCCCTAGCACTCGACTCGGCTGTACTACCATGCTGATCAAACCCTAGCAAGCCCTTGCTAGAACCTTTCTCCATCAGCTTAGGCTTGACCCCATACTTCTTACCAATGACTTCTGCAACACGATTGCGTATCACATTTCGTTCCTCAGGACTTGCCTTTCTCCATTCGGGTATCAATGCCTTGACAGCCTTGGCATAATCCGTACCAGCTTTAAGTAACGCCTCAAGAGAAGCGAAGTAGTTGTTAACGATTGTTGCGTTCATAGCTAAACTCCTATCAAAAGTAATTGAGGACAACTTGTCCTCAAACGAAAAGAGCCAAGCGGTTAGGCTTGGCTCGGAACACCGACTGATCACTCAATCGATACCTCTATTATACCACAACGGCTTGTGGAGAACTATGTGTGGCTAGGCGTGAACCCCACCCGATACCCACCAACCCGTTTTGCTGTCGTGCGTGCGTGGCGGATACAACACTGTTCCTCAGCCATAATTTTAATTTATGTCAAATTTTGTAAAAAAAATAAGGGGGCATGTCAAATCTTATACACCGGCACTACAAAAAATTCCACGCTATAATTGGTGCGTTGCAACATAAACCTTGTGTAACATAAACGAGTCAATAACCTACTTAAGGAAACATATATGAATTATTTTGATTTCACTAAACAAACCAAGCAGTTCGAACAGTTGGCAGAGCGCATCAAAGAAGTAAACGAGTTTTGGATTAACGCTTTTGTCTCAAGCATCAAGCAGTTCACCAAGTAATAAAAAAAACCCCCACGTCTTAGGTGGGGGTTTAAACGAGGATGTACTAACATCAACCATAGCCCAAACGAAGGAGGAAAAGCTACGGTAAACAAATTATACACAAAAAACTGAAAAACAATATATACTCCAGCCATACGTGATCACCACACGCAACCAAAGGGGAAGAGCAGTTGTTTTTAGAACACTTAGTCACAGCGTCCGCAGCAGACTATATACCAGACACCTTCTCTGGCGAAACCTTTGACCCCCTAGAAGACCTCACCCCAGCGCAAACACTTAGCGCACAGCACAAAACCAGTAAATGGCTAGAGGCTTTTCAAGACGATGACGAAGCTACACTAACCGAAGCCCAAGAAGAAAAAACGGTTGACGCCTTCAATGCGTTGACAACCAGAGACCCCAACGCAAAACAAAAATTACTCGAGCTAGACTTACCAGAAGAGATAAAGACAGCCGTAGGCATGGTGACTGCGTACCAGTGGAAGTTTATTGAGCAAGCAGAAGAGTTACGAAGCATGGCAGTAACCCATATTGTCAAAGAAGTTAGCCACCCAGATGCAAGAATAAGATTAAAAGCACTAGAAATGCTAGGCAAGGTTACAGAAGTCGCCCTTTTCACTGACCGCATAGCGGTCAAAAGTGAGGATGTTAGTGATGAGGAATTGGATGCACGCATAAAAGAGAAGCTGGGTAGGTACATGGGTGCGGTAGATGTGGTCGATGTAGAAGACGTGTATACAAAAGACGAAAAAATCGACACATGAACATAGATGTACATAAAAACCCCAAAAACGTATACATGAATCTAGATTTTTTTACCCCAGAAGAAGCAATGGCGGCGCAAAAAGCGCTAAAAGACATGGACAAGGTCGAGAAACTGGCATTTTTAGCCGATCTTGAGAAAAAAGAACACAGGTTTGAGGTACACACCTCTAAAACTAACCCGATAGAGTTTGCAAAACGCATATATCCTGGGTTTAAAGTAGGCCCGCACCACAAACGCTTAGCTAAAATCTTTCAAGACGTAGTCGATGGTAAGAAAAAGCGGGTCATTATCAACATTGCACCTCGTATGGGTAAGTCGGAGTTCAGCTCTTACTTATTTCCTGCTTATTTTTTAGGTAACTTCCCACATAAGAAAATTATCATGGGTACCCATACGGCAAGTTTGTCTGAGGACTTTGGACGACGGGTGCGAAACCTAATAGATAGTGAGGAATACCGTGAAATCTTTCCAAATACCGTCGTCGCAGACGACCAGAAAGCGGCTGGGAAATGGAGTACTGGTGCTGGTGGTCAGTACTACGCAGCTGGTGTTGGCGGGGCTTTGGCTGGTCGCGGAGCAGATCTATTTGTTATTGACGACCCACATTCTGAACAAGATATGAAAGCAAACTCAAGGCTGGCGTTTGATAACGCTTGGTCTTGGTTTCAAACGGGTCCCTTGCAACGGTTAATGCCTGGCGGGGCAATCATAGTAATCATGACTAGGTGGTCGTTGTTAGATTTAACAGGGCGTTTAATTGACTATCAGATAAAAAACCCAGAGACCATACCTTGGGAAATCGTAGAACTGCCCGCCATAGTTAACGCTGGTACAGATGATGAAAAATCGCTTTGGCCTGCGCAGTGGAGCCTTGAAGCGTTAAAAAACACCCAGAATTCCATAGACCCACGGTACTGGAATGCCCAGTACATGCAGAATCCGACTAGTGACATGAGCGCACTGGTAGGGCGAAAGGATTGGAAAATATGGGAAGCAGACGATCCGCCCAAGTGTGAGTATTTGATTCAGTCTTGGGATACGGCGTTTGAAACAAAAAACAACAGTGACTATTCTGCGTGCACAACATGGGGTGTTTTCTACGATAACGAGGATAAACGCAGCCCCAACATCATTCTGCTTGACGCATTTAAAGACCGCATGACCTTCCCGGAACTCAAACAGATAGCCCTTAAGCATTACAAAGAGTGGACACCAGATGCGTTTATTGTGGAGAAAAAGGCGGCGGGTGCCCCGTTAATTCAAGAACTTCGCCTCATCGGTATTCCGGTGCAGGAATTTTCACCCTCACGCGGCAACGACAAAATGGTTCGTTTAAACGCTGTAGCGGATCTGTTTACATCTGGTAAAGTATGGGCACCAGACACACGTTGGGCAAGAGAAGTAATTGAAGAAATTGCTAGTTTCCCAGTTGGCGAACACGATGACTTCGTGGATACTTGCACACAGGCGCTACTGCGTTACAGGCAGGGGGGCTTTATTAGCCTTGAAACTGATGAACAAGAAGATTTAACTTACAAATACCGCAGACGTGCGGCATATTACTAGGACAGAAATGGCTACTCAAAAATACATGGGCAAAGGTGTTTTGTTAGAAAGACTAACAGAGCAAATGCGCACACAAAAGAGTCCCCCTAAAGACCCGGAAGCTACGGCGCGTGCTGTATTGATGGCGCGTGGTATGGTAGATAATGAAGGTGCTTATACCAAAAAAGGTATGGCACGAAACAATATGACGGCAGAAGAGCGGGCTAAAGACCGAGCTTCAAAACGCACTGGTAAACCAGCAAGTGCGTTTGGCTACAACCCAAAAACAAACATGGCTTTAAGGAAAAAATCATGAGCATAGAAAAAAGTTTATACGCAGCCCCACAGGGTTTAGAAGGCTTGGAAAACGAAGAGCCAGACATTGAGATTGAGATCGAAGATCCGGAATCAGTAAAACTCAGCCTTGACGGTGAAGAGATTCTTAGTATTGAAAAAGGCGAAGATGACGCTAATTTTGATGAGAACCTTGCCGATATTCTAGATGATGGCGTTTTGCAATCGCTAGCAAGTGATCTTTCAGAAGATATTGATAATGACATTGGCTCTCGCTCTGACTGGGAGAAAATGTACAAAGAGGGCATTACGCTCTTGGGTTTGAAGTTTGAAGAAAGAACTGAGCCTTGGGATGGTGCTTGCGGTGTGTTTCACCCGATGATTACAGAAGCGGTAGTACGTTTCCAGTCAGATACCATCATGGAGACTTTCCCAGCAAAAGGACCTGTACGTACGCAAATCATTGGGCGGGATACCCCAGAGAAGAAAGATGCGGCTACTCGTGTTGAAGACGACATGAACTACCAGTTAACAGAGAAGATGCCTG